CAACTATCTCCAGAGGTAAACAAAAGAGATGGTAAATATGTCGAAGGCGCAGAGCCCGGCAAAATAATCAACACAGTTACAAACGAATTGTATGATGACATTGATGTAATACCTTGTCACTACAAAAGACAGTATGTTGAATGGCAAGACAGAGGCACAAGTACAGGTGCTCCTGTTGCTATTCATGATGCAGATAGTGATATCGTTAGTCAAACGACTAGAGATAAAACTTACAAAGATAGATTACCAAATGGTAACTATCTTGAAAACACTGCTAATCATTTTGTATTGTTATGTGGAAAGAACCCAGGCACTGCATTGATATCTATGAAGTCTACTCAATTAAAAGTTAGTAGAAAATGGAACTCAATGATGATGGGTATCAAGATGCAAGGTAAAAATGGTTTGTTCACACCGCCCACTTATAGCCACATTTATAACCTAAAGACTGTTCAAATGTCTAACGACAAAGGAACATGGTTTGGTTGGGATGTTTCTAAAAAAGGCCCTGTTACACAAAAAGATTTGTATGACATGGCTAAGAACTTCGCAATCAGTGTAGGTAAAGGTGAGGTGGAAACCAAAGTTGAAACAAAAGAAACTAAAAGCGAATTTAGTTTATAAGTTTCCTGCAGGGATGGGCGGTTAAGCGAGAGTGGACCCGCCCATTTTTTATTGAAAGGCAAATGTGAACAACGAACCTAAAAATTATGAAGATTGGTTAAATCTAGGCAGGGTTATTATACCTTGTTATAAAGGTAAACCTAAAAAAGGTATAACGGGTTATACTCAAGAGGATTTTAAAATAGAGAAAGATATATGGAACAGGGATCACGGAACAGCAGAGATAGCTTTAAGACTTGATCATGACGTAGATTTAGATGTCGATAATGAATTAATAAAAAATTTTATACCTTATTATATAAATGATTGTGGTGCTATATTTGGAAGAGACGGTAACCCATCTAGTCACTACCTTTGGTCTAATAAAAACAAAATACCATTTAAACAATTTAGTTTACCAGAAGAGTTTCAACGAGATTATAAAGACTTTCCACACGGTGCAATGTTGTGTGAATTAAGAACTGAAAGAAAAAGATATACTATAGTCCCTGAGTCTTTGCATAGTAAATCAAAAACAAATGTTAAGTGGGAAAAATTTGAAAGCATAAAACAATACGATGGCAACTTATCTTTAGATGTTGGTAAGGTTGCTTTATCAACTGCACTAACAATTATATACCCCGGACAAGGGAAAAGAGATGAATACTGCACAGCCATTGCAGGCATACTTTTAAAAAATTCTGATTGGACAGAAGACCAAATTAATGTGTTCATATCCAGAATAGCAGAAGCAGCAAATGATGATGTAAAAGAAAGATCTAAAAAAGGATCAACAACTGCTAAAACTGATAGAAAGTTTGGTGTAAATAAAATTACGGAGTTAACAGGTTATAGTCATAGAGGTATACAAGGTTTGTTTAATTGGATTGGTATATTCCAAGACATAACAAATCAAGTATCTAAAGACATGATAGATAGAATAGAAGAGTACGGTGCAAACAGATATAATGTTTATTTAAACGTGCCAGAAAAAGATGAGATAGTTGAAAGAAAAATTTGGGTTGATGGTGAGTCTTTAATGAACCAAAAAGTTTTTTATGACAAAGCAATGAGTCAAGCAAAAGCGTGGATTCCAAGACAAAAGGCAAAACAATTCGAAGAGATGATGATTGCTAAATTTGCTGCAAGAACTAAATCTAAAGATTATGTAAAAGAAGCAGAAGATGAAGAATGGTGGAAATCTATATTTTTAAATTATTTAGATACAAAAGGGGTGTACACAAACAAAGATCAATTAGCTATTCATAAAATGCCTTATTACAATAAGGAAAAAAATTGGATTGAGTTTGATTTAAATAACTTTGAAAAAGAATTAGTTAAAAATAGGGTGACTATAAAAAGAGTCGATCTTGTAAATAAAATTCAAAATGTTTTAAAAGCTAAAAAGTACAAAGGTAAACACAATAACAAGTCTTGTGTATCTTGGAAAATACAAGGGGAGCCTACTGATAACAATAAAATTATTTGGGAAGGAGAAGCTGTTGTTATAGATGAAATAGCAAAGGATGAAGATGAATAAAATACCAGAATTTGTACCAGGTCCACCAGGCACAGGAAAAACTCACGTATGGTTAAAAGATAAATATGCAGAATTTTTAGAAGCTGGTTATGAATGGGATAGGATAGTTGTTTTATCTCATACCAATACCGCAGCAGAAGAAATTGTAAAAGCTGTTAAAAATTTACCACAACTAAAAGACGTTCCTGATACAAAACTTGAAGATCAAATATGTACAATTCATTCTTATTTTAGAGCAGAGTATTTACCTCTACAAAAATATGAACAAGCAGAGCACAAAAAATTTTGTGATGAAAATATAGCGATGAGAAATTGGAATAAAGGTAAATGGGATAAACATCCTTTGTACACTTTTTCTTCTCATGCACACGGTAAAGAAATGACTTTTGATCAGTATTGGCAAGTGTGTAACACACAGTCTTATGAGCCTTATACTAAACACCACTTAAAACCATTAAAAGAAAAATATGATGCTTTTAGAGAGAATCATAAAAAACTTTCTTTCGAAGATATGATAGATAATTTTATATTTCGTGCGGAGATTCCAACTAACATAGATATTTTAATAGTAGATGAAGCACAAGATTGCAGTAAACCACAAATAAAAGCTTTACAAAAAGCAGCTACGAATGCAAAAAGGTTTATCTTTATAGGTGATCCGGACCAAACAATTCATGAGTATGCAGGTTCTGATCCTGATTTTTTTTATAAACTAGCAAGCACACCAGAAGCAAAAAATAATGAACTTAAAGAAGGTTTAAGATGTGGGGAAACCATTAATAAAATTTGTAAAAATATTATAGCTCCTGTTTGGAACAAATGGGGTGTCAATGCAGTAAGAACTTGGACTCCTGTAGAAGGTGTTGTTGGTAATTCTTATTGGATACCTAGTATTGAACAAAGCTGTGAGGCTAGTGAAATATTAATTAATAAAATATTAACCACTAATGAAAGTTTTTTATTTACATACAGAGGCAACCCAACTCATAAAAAAATTAATGAATTTTTAGAAGCTAACGGTATTGATTACAAACTAGTTTCTAACGATAAACCACATGTCTCTAGAAAAGATTTTAGATGTTTTAAAACATGGGACAACTTTTTAAACGATAAAGTTTCTAAAAAACAAATTATGGATTACTGGCCTTTGGTAGGTAAATTAGTTAAAGTTCATGGTAAAGGTTCTGTTGATAAATTAAAACCTTTAATAGATAAGGAATATAATATTCAAGAGTTTATTGATATGGGTTTTATTTTGCCTGAAGCTAAACAATACAAAGATTTTTCAGAAGTAGTAATAAAAAAAGATTTAATTGAAAAAATACCTTTCATAAGAAGGGTGCTACACAATAAAATGAATATAGAAAAAATGCCTAGAGTTGAACACGATACGATACACAAAGTAAAAGGTTTGACTTATGATAATGTTATTGTTGATCTTTCTGTATACAGGAGAGAAAGAGATGTGTACGAGCCAATAAGGTTAGCTTATGTTGCTTATAGTAGAGGTAAGATAGATTGTTGGAGTATAGGAACTTCTAATTTTAAATATATGCCTGGTGGACTGGCCGGCATACAAAATCACAGAAGAGAAATATTAGAATTGTAAAGGAGGTTATATGAGTAAAGTATGGGACAAGCAGCACGGTGGGAATCACTACCAAAAATATAAAATTCAACCAAGTAAGTTTGTGGTTGAGAATAAATTGCTATATCCAGAGGGATGTGCTATTAAGTACATAATCAGACATCAGGATAAAAATGGTAAGGAAGATTTATTGAAAGCAATACATTTTATAGAGATGATTATAGAGAGGGATTACAATGTGTAAAACACCTGAAGATTTAGATTTAAATGGCATAGACACTGTAGCATTAGATATAGAAACTTACGATCCTAATTTAAAAACAAAAGGGTTAGGCGCAGTAAGAGGTGATGGTTTTATTACAGGTGTAGCCGTAGCCACAGGTCAAGATACAGTTTACTTTCCTTTACATCATTCAGACCATGTAAAATCTGATTCAGAAAAGAAAAATTTTTGGGACCAGATGAATAAGAAAATATTGCAGAATCCAAACATTACAAAAGTTTTTCA